AACAGAATTACATTCGCAACCCTGCTAAACCAGACGTCTTCTGTAACGTTTAATAAGTTCACGGATTACATGAAGTTTACTAACGTTTTCCACGGCGGATTCGATGGCCTTAACATCTTAGATAAGAACGCTACCAGAATGAACGATAAGTCGATTTCCCTTGATACGGGTGGTGGCGCTAATTCATCATTTACGTCTCCTGGCATGGCATCGAATATGGCAGGAGCAGGCAAAGATAACAATGCCGTTCGATCTTATAGAGCTGCCATCGACGTAATGACAGATAGGTTTGCTTCTAATATTAATATTCTGTCTATTCCAGGCGTGAGAGAAACATTTGTAACAGATCATGCAATAGACAAGGTCAAGGATTTTGGGCAAGCCCTCTACTTGATGGATATACCTGAATATGATAGCGACGGAAACAGGCTGTACGATGATTCAACAAATCGCCCAAGCGTTTCCAAGACCATCGCGAATTTCGAGGCACGTACTATTGATAGCAATACAACGGCAACGTATTTTCCAGGTGTGATTATCACGGATGATAGCAACGGATCAAGCGTTAATGTTCCTCCCTCTATAGCAGCCTTAGCTGCTCTAGGATTTAATGATCGGGTAAGCTTCCCGTGGTTCGCACCTGCAGGATTCAATCGAGGATCACTTGATTTTGTCCAGAATGTGGATGTTCGACTCTCTGCGGGAGACAGGGATTCGCTTTATGATGCACGAATTAATCCTATTGCTACTTTCCCACAGCAAGGATTCGTGATCTTTGGGCAAAAAACCCTGCAGATGGCAAAATCTGCGCTGGATAGAGTTAACGTAAGAAGAATGCTTCTTGAGGTTAAACGAATAGTTTCGCAAGTGGCAAATGGATTTGTTTTTGAACAGAACACTCCTGCACTAAGAGCTAAATTTATTGCTGATGTATCACCTTTGCTTGCAGTAGTTCAGGCACAGAGTGGGATTGAGCAATTCAAAGTTGTAATGGATGACTCTAACAACACCGCTGACGATATTGAGTCTAATAGGCTGAATGGACGCATTGTGATTGTCCCGACAAGAAGTATTGAGTTTATATCAATTGACTTCGTCATAACAAATGCCGGCGTAAGCTTTGAGTAGAGCATAGTTAGAAATGATGATTTGGAGATTTAGATAATGGCCGAACGTACTTTTAAAAGCCCAGGCGTAAGAGCTTTTGAGATCGATAGGTCTGGGCCTACCCCAACCGGTCCAACGGGCGTTCCAGCAGGCGTAATAGGCACTGCTAAAGAAGGCCCAGCTTTCGTACCGATCACAGTTGCCGACTTCTCCGAATTTGAATCTAAGTTTGGATTTGTAGGCGGCGATGAGTTCGGACCTATCGCTGCACAAGAATGGCTCAGAAATGCTGGGTCCCTTTCTTATGTGCGAGTACTTGGAGCCGGCAACGCGAAGAAAAGGTCTTCAAGCGATGGAACGGTTACGAACGCAGGATTTATCGTAGGCCAGAGATTACCTTTGGATTCTGGGCTTTTAGGAGACAATCCAGAAGCAAACACCGGCGGAGAAGGAGAAGGAAGAACTTACTTCCTCGGATGCTACATGTCGCAATCCGCAGGATCAACAATCTTCTCCGATGCCGGAATAGGATCTGCTCAAAATCTTGGTACCACAGTCGCAGCTTCAGTCCTTCGTGGTGTGCTAATGGCAGCATCAGGTGTCAACCTAAGGCTTTCATGCTCAAATGGTACGATGGGCCAGGGAAACACACCAACATCAACAATGACATCATCAATGTCAGGCCAGGGCAACCCATCCGCTGGTTTCTTAACGGGTACAATTAACTTTTCTAACGGGTCCCCTAAGTTTACCATGCTTTTGCCTGGCCACAAAGGAAAAGATTATCCTCGAGTTCTTACAGCATCTTTAAATCCTGATGACAAAGATTACTTTGCAAACATCTTCAATAAAGATCCCCAACAAGTTCAGAAGCACGGCTACGTTCTTTACTCGCATTATGATGTATATCCAGAATATGCCGTCGTGACAGGTTCGGGAATCTTGGCAACAGGATCAAGCGTTGTGAACGGCGCAGTGTCAGGCTTATACTCAGGAAGCTCTGATGCTGTTTTCCTCCTTACAGGAACTCAAGGGAGAAACAACGGATCTGCCGCGGCGCCAAACTTCGAAGGATTCCGTGAGAGATTCCAGGCCGCTAAGACGCCATTCATTATCTCACAAGAATTTGGTGGAACCGCCAAGGATCTCTTCCGAGTGCATCTCTTAAGCGATGGTGTCATGAAGGGCAAATCTTCAGACTCAGTGGGTGCGAACACTAAATACAAGGTTTCTATTGAGAACGTAGGTAAATCTTCAGATGAACTTAACAAGTTCGGTACGTTCGATCTTGTCTTAAGAGACTTTTACGACAACGATGAGAATACATTCGTTTATGAGGCCTTCCGCGGCCTTAACCTTGATCCTGCATCGACCAATTACATCGGACGTCGAATTGGCGATACCGACATGTTCTACGATTTTGATCAGGCACAGGGATCCCAAAAGCTTGTGATTGACGGAAAGTATGCTAACGTTTCTTCGCGCATAAGAGTTGAAATAGCATCTGATGTTGACAACGGTGAAATCGATCCTGAATCTCTGCCCCTAGGGTTTAGAGGTCTAGATCACCTTGTAACCTCTGGATCAAATGTTCTTAGCGCACCTCCAAACGCAAACTTCAGCCTACAGAGAGACCCAAGCATGACGCTCAAATCAGTTGTGCAACCTCCTGTACCGCTTAGAGAGAACATCGCGATGGGTCTCGCGCCTAAGAAGGTGCCTAATAAGTCGCTTTACTGGGGCGTCCAATTCACGAAGAAAACCCTCTTAAATGAGCCCAACAAGAGCAGCGTTATTGATCCAAGCATAGTCAGCTTTACGAAATTCTTCACTGATCACGCCGTATCTGACTTCAATGTATTGACAGGTTCTAATGCAGGTCAGGCTGATGAAAGCGGCGCAATTCTAGATTGTGATAGGTTTAATAACAACAAGTTTACTTTAGAAAACCTGCAGGTCGGTACGGGATCTGATGGTCTTGCATTAACCACGGACGCAGCTCTTGTTAACAGCTGGTCATACGCACGCGATGGAAACATCACTACGAATGCTGATGCCAAGACCCGAAGGTTTGAGGTAAACGATACAACAAGCCCGGCGGTTCGAAGGCTCTCTAAGTTTACGATGCCATTCCAGGGTGGATTTGATGGATTTAACATCTTTAATAAAAACACCGCCTTGATGAACAACAACGCCGTTAAAGGTGAGATGGATGATTCTAACAGAGGTGGAATCAACGGCCCGACAGTTGCAGCCTTTAAGAAGGCTCTGGAAGTCATGGGTGAGAAGGCTGATGTTGAGATACAGCTCTTGGCTGTTCCTGGCATTAGAGAGGCTACCGTCACAAATGATGCTATAACGACTGTAGAGGACAGATTTGATGCACTCTACATCATGGATATCGGCGAGCGTGATAACGTAAACGCAGTGGTTACTTCCTCTGTGCAAAATGTCAATGTTTCAAATACCGTAGCATCATTCAACGACAGAGCCTTGGATTCATCCTTTGCTGCAGCATATTTCCCAGATGTTAATATGAACATCCAGGTGAAGACACTGAATCAATCAACGAAGACTGTAGTAGCAAATTCTGCAACAGTTCGGGTTCCGCCGTCAGTTGCAGTTTTAGGTGCTTTCTCGTTCAACGATGCAGTGGCGTTCCCGTGGTTCGCTCCTGCTGGATTTGCCCGAGGATCTATGAACGCTCTATCTACTGCAGTAAGCCTAAATCAAACCAATATGGACGATTTGTACGATAAGGATATCAACCCTATCGTTTCGTTCCCTAATAGTTCTGGCCCGGTAGTTTACGGACAGAAAACTCTGCAATCTGCAGCGTCTGCTCTTGACAGAGTCAACGTAAGAAGGCTCTTGATCGACGTAAGGCGCTCAGTTAAGCAAGTTGCACAGCAACTTATCTTCGAGCCTAATAGAGAATCAACCCTTCAAAGATTCACTGCTTTGGTAACTCCAATCTTGAAGAGAGTTCAGGAAAACCAAGGTGTTGATCGATTTAGAGTTGTTATTGATTCTAGCACAACTACGCAGGCAGACATTGAAAACAATACAGTTCGAGGGAAGATCTTCTTGCAGCCTACACGAACAGCAGAATTCATCTCGCTTGATTTCGTGGTAACAAATTCAGGAGTTGATGGACTTTAAGGGACGTTTTTGTTCGATGCATATATTTATAACGTGTCACCCTAGGAGATTGTAATGGCTGAGACCCTTTCTGTTGCTGAGATGCTTCCAAATAAATTTGAACCTAAGCGCCAGTTTAGGTGGGTATTTGCAATTGAAGGCATTGATGCCTTCTTGATGAAGTCAGCCGCAAGACCTACAATTTCCACTGAGTCTGTAACGCTTCCTTTTATTAATCACACTCGCTATCTTGCTGGTCGAACAACATTCGGCGACATGTCCGTGACGCTTTACGATCCAATCGCACCTTCCGGTGCGCAGCAGGTCATGGAGTGGATTAGAACTCATTTTGAATCTGTTTCTGGCCGAGCAGGCTACGCAGATTTTTACAAGCGTGATTGCCAGATCAAGATGCTTGACCCAATTGGAACAGTTGTTGAGCTTTGGGACGTCAAAGGCGCGTTTATCACAAACGCTGAGTATGGATCTTTGAGCTATGACACTAACGATGCCGCAGAGATTTCCATGACTCTTCGCTTTGACAACTGCGTGCTTCAATACTGATACTATCACCCTAAGATAAAGCTCTTTTAGTTCTGGTCATGCTATTTAACAGATAATCTATCTGTAATACAATTCCTATACGAGGAGCTTTCATGTCTAGAAATGACGTATTTAGCGCTGCAAGCGCATCAGACCCCAGAGTGGCGGAAACATTAGAGCAGGCACAGCAGGATCTTGGATTCGATATCCCGATCGAGACTGTCCCTTTGCCTTCGCTAGGCAAGGCATATCCTCCGGATCACCCGCTGCATCTTAAAAACTCAGTTGACATTCGAGCGATGACAGCGAGAGAAGAAGATATCTTAACATCCAGAGCCTTTATTAAAAATGGTACTGTAATTACTAATCTGATTCGATCTTGCTTAACAGATAAGTCAATAGATCCGAGAACGCTCCTGTCAGGTGATCGAAACGCAATTCTTGTTGCCATTAGGATTACTGGCTACGGCGCAGATTATCATACTAATGTTACTTGCCCTGTATGCGGAACAGCTCAAGTGCATTCTTGCGCTCTGTCCGACTTGCCAATCAGGTCGCTTGAGTCAGACCCAGTTACTCCCGGGAGAAATGAGTTTGAAGTTGTCCTCCCGGTGTCAGGTAAGAAAGTGACCCTATCTTTCCCGACAGGCTTGGACGAGGAAGAAGCACTAACTATCTCGGAGAGAAAACGAAAACAGGGGATCGTAGTAGATAATCTCGTTACAGAGAGGCTCTTTAGAGCTATTACTTCCATCCAGGGTAATACAGACAAGTCTTACATCAGCAAGTTTATCCGCAACATGCCCGCTAGGGATTCCTTAGAAATCAGGAGGTTCCTAGAGAAAAGCGAGCCTACCGTTAACATGGTGACACTCTTCGCATGCGAAGCTTGTGAGCTGCAGGAGGAAATGCCCCTACCCATGGGGGCAAACTTTTTTTGGCCTGAAACCTGAGGATCGTGAGCTTTTCTTAGAACAGGCATTTTTGCTTATGTACTATGGGGGCTTCACGTATTCTGAGGCATATAAGATTCCTACTCGTTACCGCGTTTGGTTCATAGATAGAATCAATAAAGAGTTTAAAAAAGCCGCAGGGACGGGAAATGAGTCATCCCGTGCATCACACAATAATGATCCAGGAAGCAGAGCTATGAGGGGTATGTCGCGACAAACAGGCCCGTCTAGGACAAGAAGATTCACTTAGCGCATATTTAATCTTGACTCCCGAGAACCTCTATGGCCACCAAAGAACAAATAGAATTACAAAAGCAGCTCATCAGACTGGCTGAAGAATATGAGACTATTCTGCAGCGCATCCAAAGCGGAGAGATAA